CACTGCACGTATGTCTGCTTTATATGTCCTACCTTCAAAGGCTTTCTTGCCTACATCGTATGATGATAAGCTAGGCATGTCTGCAAAGTCACCTATACATACAATTACTTCAGGTTGTTTCTCTGCTATATACTTACCTATATTTTCTAGATACTTAACCGACTGTCCAGGCTTGACCTGGCAGTCTGGTATAACTAAATGTTTCATTGTAATGTCCCTTCGTTTTCTTCCATGCCTCGTATTTCTAACTCTGCATCTCCTTCATTTACTTTTATAATACCGTTTCTTATTAGATCTTTAATAGCATGATCCATTAAGAACTCAGCTTCTAAATTGTCTACACTGAAATCAAAATCATAAGATCCGTCTTCATTTTTTCTTAAGTTTTTTATAATCATTTATCCAATCACTCCTGTAATCTAACCATAAGAAACCATTCTTCTCAGCCCACATAGCATATGTTGTTTTGCTGCGTTTGGTTATCTTATTGTCAGCGTTCATAAATAGAAAGATAATGGTTATATGCGGGTTGGACTCTTTAAACCATACCATCTTCTGCCTTGTTGCTAAGTCTAGCTTACCCTTTGCTTCAATGTAAACATTACGTCCCATCTTAAAGTCTGGTATATACTTTCTGTGTATTACAGGTTGTATATACTCATGTTTATCTGGTTCATACTTACACGACTTATAATGTTTGCGCAGTTCTTTCCACACAGCTGCTTCAAACTTACTTTTAAATGCTGGCATAACGTTCCTTATACTTTTGTCTATCGTTACGTAGTATCCATAGACAAGAAGCATTCATAAGAAACTCTTCATCATTGCCATATGCATTGCGTACTATTTGCAGCATTTCCTTTTCTGATTGAGCAGGTTCGAGTAAGACTTTTGCTTTCTTTTCACCCATTCCTTCAATGCCTTTAATATTGTCACTACGATCTCCTTTGATACACTGTTCATAGAATAGACGAAGACCTTCTAGTTCAGTTTGTTCAGTAAACGTATCAGGTCTTGTCCAGTTCTTACCATTAATTTCCCAAGAAAAGTGTTGACCTGGTATCTGTAACAAGTCCTTATCTAAACTACATATGATAGTGTCATCTGTTTGATAGATGCCAAGCATATCATCTGCTTCTAGTCCTTCATCTGCTACCTCTGCGTTAAGCTCAGACACACTCCATGCTCTTAAGTCATCAAGGTGTTTAGGCTTTGGTGCTGTCCGATTAGCTTTATACTCTGGGTAGATTTGTTTTCTAAAGTTATTAGTACCTGTTAAGAAAGCTCTATAAGAGCTAGCTCCTGTCTTCTCAATAATCTGATCAAACAATTCGTTAGCTCTGTATATAGCTATACCTAAGTCATCTTCTTCTGCGCTAGCTGCGCATCGAAAGCACACTAAATCTTGGTCAATTAAAGCTTCCATATTAGTAAGGAACGTCTCCAGTTAGATCATCAATAGTTGCATTGGAGGAGTTACCCTCCATTACAAACCGTTCATACTGCTTAGCTAATGTGATTACTTGGTCACTAGACAATGGACTTCCATGTGTCGCTAGTGTAGCTACTGCATTTGATAAAGAGCTCTGTCGCACGATCATTAGTTGTCGTAGTGCTCGCTCTTCCTTTGTTTCGTAGTTACTACCAGTGACTCTAGTTGGTTTACCTGCAGGTTTTTTATCACCTGTCGAGGCTGTCGCTACGCTTTGGTTTGTAGGCGCAGGCGCCACCTCTCCAGCTGCTAGCACTGCAGTCCAGTTCCAGTAACCTGCATCATCTTTCTCCATAGCAATGTTTACTTCATCACCTTTTTCCCAAGTTTGTGCTGTTCTAAACACTTCTGGGTTAGAGAATGACATAAGCTTTTTGCTACTGACTCTACCTTGATCATCTTTATAGGTGACTTCTAATGATTGGTATTGTCTACCGTTACGGTTAGTACTTGTTTGTGGTTGTGCTACATCAATAATATTAATTAACATTAACTGTCTCCATATTGCCCCATGTTTTACCGACTTCACATTCGACTCTCATGGGTAAGTTGAACTTATGTCCGAATAACTTCTCAAAGTTATCAGGTACATCGTTAAAACATTTCTCAACAATTTTAACTATACTTATATTATCCCATACTTTAGGATCAAAGTCAAGTATAATTGAATCGTGAACTGTGTTGACTAGCTTCACTCCTTTTTTGTCGAGTAATCTATTGCGTAAGGATACTCTTGCTATTGACATTAAGTCAGCACCTAAGCCTTGCACTGGATAGTTTAGTATCTTAGTGCGTGGGTGTTTAACACCATAGCTCGTAACCTCTGGTTCGTAGTAATACACACGACCAGTTGGCATAGTGAGTTTCCTATCTCGTTTAGCTTTAAATACTATTTCATCGTGCCACTCCTTTAGTTTAGTATATTTATTATAAAACTGATCAATAATGTTTTGCCAATAAGACTCATTACCAATCTCTTTAAAGTTAGGATCGTTAGCATATGAGTAGGCAGAACCACCATAGATAAGTCTGAATACGAATGTCTTGGCTATTAACCTAGAGGGTAATCCAAACCTTTCTTGGTTATCAGAGTGCATGTCAGTTCCGTCCCAGATTTCTTGTATGGCTAGGTCGTCTTGACTTAGGTAGGCTGCACCTACCCACTCTAGTTGTTTAGCGTCTGCTTGTAGTAACATAAGTAACAATTGCCTCTATTGATTTATCATCAAGATGTTGCATTAGTTTGTCTATACCTTCAATAGCTATAACATCATCAATGTCTCTTGCTATATAGTTTAGCCAAGCTTCTGTCACACCTTTCCTTTCTATATCTTCGTATAGATTGTCTAGTCTATTTAATCTTTTATTTGTATGTTTAATCGTAGGATGTACATACGAATAAGATAAACTAGTTTTGGGTTTCAAAGTATACCTCACCACCTTCAATTAATGGAGGTAATGCACGTGGTAAGATTGGATCATTGATTACAATCTCAGGTAATGGTTCAGATTCTATTAAAAAATCTGCAGGTGTAATAACAATTTCATCTGTATATGATTCATCTAAGTATACAGTAAAGTCATCTTTCTTAGATGCTGTACCCATTAACCATACTGCTATTCCTAAACAGACTGCAGCAATAAGACCTACATAAACAGTTTCGTCTACATGTTTATCTAAAAATTTCATACTATCTCCTTAGTATCTTGAAGTAAAGAGAGACTTAATCTCTCCGTCAAAGTTTTGTAGGTTAGGTCTACTGCTAGATAACCTACCTGTTCGTGCTACACATTGGTTTAGTTGTCCGTGTATTTCTCCTTTCTTCCAGTTGTTATCATCAATCAGCTTACATAAACCTACATAGTAAGTTGACTTTCGTTTCTCTAGAGTAGCTCTGGATAAGAGTATATCTAGAATCTTTTGACCTTCAGCATTAGGTTTGAGTGAGCGTAAGGTCTTTTCATCCGTAGAGTAAAGACCTTCTTTAGCGAGCTCAGTTCCTTTTAAAGGTCGTACTCGTCTGGGTAGTTCGAGCTCTTGGTCGAACCATTGTAGTTTGACTTGACCTTTTCTATCGCCTGTCTTGTAATGTTCAACAGGCTGCTGACGCCTGTATTTAATAGTGCCACCATATAAGAAAGCAGAAAGATGGTCCACGCTATTAGGGTTAAAGTCAGAAAAATTATGGAATTCGTACAATAGTTTATCAAGCCTAGCAATTTGTTCTTCAAGTTCGTCTCCTAGTATTTTACTTTTATCATAATCATATAGTATACCATTAAACTCCATCTCTTGCAATACTAATAGATCTTGATTGTGTAAACTAACTAAGCGTTTTAGTTCTGGTCTGTTGTTAAGTTCTTGCATCTGCTTAATAAAGACTTGTTCAGTTAGTTTAACATCTTGTTTAAGATAGTCAGTCAGTATCTCTTCTGGTATATCAGGTGTATCAATACTATTCTTCCAATACTGTTCTGACACTACATCCAGTTTAGATTCTAGTCCGTAATGTTCAGCAACACCGTTAAGACTAGGGTATGGGTTTGCTTGTCCATCTAGTATAAACTGAACTACTTGACAGTCCCATATTCTTTTGTTTGCAAATTTAATACCGTATCGAGCTAACCAATGTAAATCGAATTTGATATTAAACCCCACAAGAACAGTGGCAGAGTCTATCGACTCTTGAACTTTAAGGAGATTATCCTTGTGAGGCTCAACATCATACTCTATGTTATATACATCCTGATCAATACCTATGTAGCATAGCTTATTAGTTTGATCAAATGGATTACCTTTGTTTGATGTAGTAGTTTCTACGTCTAATGTTATGTATGGTTTAGATGTCTTCATATCTCGCTATCTCAGGTTTAATTATAACCTGTGTTTGTCCATGACGCAAGTCAGGTAATGTATCTTTATCACCTATTAACTTGTTCATAGTAATGTTAAAGTATCTTAGTCTAGAAGTATTATCTTGTTCTTTACCAATACCTAGGATCCAATCAGCCTCGCCCTGCTTGGCTGTTTTGGAGCCATCAACCATATCCATTGTAAGCCACAGCTTACCTTCTGCTTCACCTGATGCTTGTGATACAGCTATGACTGGACCATATTTCTTAGCTAACTCACGAGCCCATTGATAGATAGCTTTAAGTTCTAAGTCATTACGATCTGCTTTGAAGCCTTTAATCTTATCGATCTGGTCAAAGATAATTAGTGATGGATTAGTATTAGCTAAAATCTCTTCGATACGTTTATGACTTGTACTATCTTCAGAGTCTAAGATTTTAATACGATCACCCACTATATCTTTGTATTGTTTGTTGTAAGCTTGTTTTTGTTGACCAAACAATATGTTTTGTTGTGTACCAAAGAAAGCTTGGAATACTCTGATACCAACTTTTTTACCTTGCTCTTCGTTATTGAACCATAGTATATCACCTTCTGTTTGTTTAATCATATGACTAATCTCACTGGCTAAAAATGTAGTCTTACCTGTCTCAGGTCTAGCAAAGATAAAACCAAAGTCACCTTTGCGTAATGAACCTAATGACTTGTTAAGCCATGGAGTTCTCCAACGTAGACCAGGTGTTTCAATCTGTGATTCATATAGATCTTCTAGATCCATGTTAACAAAGTTAATACTTTCTTGTTCAATGTCAGTGACATCAAACTCTTTAAACTTTTCTAATAGTTGATCAGCTTCTGCTGTACCATCTTCTACATCGAGAGCGAGCTTGGCAAGATCCCCTGCGAGACCTCGCCTTCTATGCTCACTTAGGAGATTTATTACAGCATCTTTGTTGCTAATTTCAACATCAAAGATTCGTTGTACAAGAGCAGTTAGTTCTTTACGTTCTGACTCTTGCAGCATATAGTTACTATTGTATTGTAGTTCTAGTTCACTAGGGCTAATACTTTCTTTATCTTTATATGTATTATAGTATGAATCTAAACTAGAAAACAATTTGTAATGGTTAGTGTAATTTGTTTTAACATAGTTTAGATTAACATACTGATAATACTTACTGTATATCGTTCTGTCCTCACAGAACAATTTAATTATTTGTTCTTCAACCACTGTTCAATCTCCTTAGTTGTATACTCTTTAGGATCTAACTCAGTAACTATTACTTTACTGGGTAGACCTAAACCCTTAAGTCTATTCTTTATTCGTATTGCATTCTTTGCTTTGTCTCTGTCTAACCAGATGTATGCCATCTGGTAATTGTTTACTAACTC